GTCTCCCACGAGCGAAAAAACGATTTCGAACCAAGGGGGCTATCAATGCTTCAGCGAGTTGCAAATTCTGTGTGCAAGCCTCACATTGTCCCACGTGTGCGAGCCACCATCGTGTAATGCGACTACGTGTTCGACGCTTGGATAATTATCGCCAGCTATGAAGTCTTTACCTCTCCATTCATAGTCGTTCCAATCACACAGACCACCGCACAAATAACAAACACCATTGTCCCTGTCGTATACTCTTGGCAGAGATATGGTGCTGTCGTAGTTCGCGGCCTTTAATTTACGAAGCCGTCTGTCTTTCTTGATTGAATTATTAGTAGCCTTTGCACATCGCGTAGAACAGTATGATATTCTTCCATCAGCGAGAAATACTTTTCCACAGTGCAGACAGACTCGCATTTCTAATTGCTTGGAGTTTATCCTTGCCTGCCTAACGAAGTACGATTGTACTGCTTTGCGCTTCTTCTCGTCTTCTGCTCTTTGCTGTTTGCGAACTATCTCAAGTTCTTCACAGTGCCTGCATCTAACATTTCCGTGGCGAATTGAAACCCAGCTACGTGTTGTTACATCTCCGCACACAGTGCATTTAATATCCGCCGTTCCGTTGCTTCCAGTATAGTTTCCTGCATACTCGAAGCCTTTACACCGTTCAGCCACTACAGCTTTACGGCGTTCCAATTCCGATGTATTCATAGTCACCGCCTCAGTAACTTGCCCAAAATAAAATGCGCACAGAAGAAGCTGGGCTCGCTTCGTTCGCGTTGCAATCGCTATCCGTGCGCACTCTATGCAGTTTTATCTGACCGCGACGGCCCTGCCGTTCTGGTCGACTTTGTACCGCTTCTGTCGGGCTCCGTGCTCGACGGCGTGGCACTCACGGCATACCGCCTTGAGGTTTGACCACGACAGGGCGATCGTTGGGTCCTTAATGTTGTCCGGAGTAAGTTCCACACGGTGGTGGACGATTTCCGCCGGTGTATAGATGCCACGCTTCAGACATTCCTCGCATAAGCCGCCGACCTTATCCATGTAGGAATTGCGGCACATCTGCCAGGCCTTGGATTTATAGAATGCAGCAGCGTATGGTTTCATCTGTACGTATTTGCACGTACGAAAAAACGCCCCTGGGTTGGAGCGCTCTTTCGGTGTTGGTTTGTAGTAATCAGGAGATTTGATTATCGTGGCACTGTAACAATATCATACAGACCTACTGCCATACAATGACATCATCTACGAGGCGCAGCCCCTTTGCGTGGATCCGATAGACCTGACGCATCGAGTAGTGCGTGTCGTCCGCGATCTGACGCCAGGAACGATAGGACACGTACCGCAGCGACAGGATCTGCGAAGCGATCGGATCCGGCAGCAGGTCGATGGTCTTGCGGATCTCTTCCTGGTAGGCAAGTAAGTCAAGCCATTCCTGTTCGAGTTCCCAGGACATATCAGCTATCTGGATAGCCACGCGTTCGACCGGAGACGATGTTCCTGATCCGCGAGGCATTCCGTTCAGGTCGGCAGTGATGTGTTCGGCCTGGGTGCGAAGTTCCTCCAGATGGATCTCCTGCTGGGCGATGTGCCGGCGCAGGTTGTATGCTCGTGACAAATACTGCTTGGCGGTCATTTTCCTCTCCTGTGATAATAGGCATAGTCGCCACGCGGGCGAATGATCAGTTCGTGCCCTGGGTAGCGCTGCTCGAAGATCTCCGGCGTGAGGTCGTCCTGAATGTGACGCTCCCATTCGTTGCCGTACAGCGGACCCTGCCGGTACTGGAACGGTATGCCGATCACGTAGTCCTCAGTGCGCGTGCGCGCATACTTAAGTACATCCTGAGCCTTCCATACGTCCATATGCTCGAGGACGTCCCCGAAGATGATCATGTCGTACCAAAAGCGCTTGTACTGATAATCGAAGATGTCGCCAACGAAGATGCGGTCGTACTTGTACAGGATCCGCGCAGCGTTCGGCTTAAAGACCTCGACGGCATCGATGATAACGTCGTCGCGCTTGGCACGGATAAGATCCGACCATTTACCATCGCAGGCACCGACGTCCAGTATGCCACCGCACTCAGGCGTATGCTCGCAGATCCAGTCCACTATGAAGTCCTTGCCATCGTCATAACTTGCCATTCTATTCCTCCTCGCAATCAAGGCACGGCGAGTCGTCGTCCTCGAGGTTATACTGTTCAGCGATAGGGCATTCGTAGCACTTGTTCTTCTCAATGTGGATGCCATACGGACAGAAATCATTGTCCTTTACATAGCATTCGTGGCGGTTGCAATAATACTTGATGTCCTGTTCCATACCTGCGTAAAAAGTATACTGTCTGTGGTATTTGCAATCCTCGCACCGTACTATATCAAAGCCGTGCTTCCGCATTTCCTTTACCGCTTCTTTAGCATCGTAGTAAATCATTCCGTCACCTCGTCCCCCACTCAAAGCCGAAGTCGCTTCTTTTAATCTTGCACAGGGGTTCTCCGTCCTTCCAAAAGACGATACCCTCAATCTCCGTTTCTTTTAGGTAGTCCCTTATCTTTTCAAATGTCGGCTTTCCCTTCATTTTGATAACATCGCTACCGTGTTTGTATAACTCATCGCAATTCATCTTGTAAGGGTTTCCTTGAAAGTGAAGCCCTATTGCTTCGTATGTACCGTCCTGTTCGTGATACCACGGTGAGTTCTCCCACGCTTCCACAAACCATTTGTCGGCGATATTGTTCGGGTCTACTTTCACCCAATGCGGATGGTGACCTGTGATCGGGTCGGGGTCGCAACAAGGGATAGCCCCGGCAGGCGGCTTTTTCCCTTTCTTCGCATCGTATCGCTTGTAAAACTCGCCGTTGATGATGGCACAACACGCACCGTCCATCTTGATTGTCGGGATGGTCTTTCCCTCTAAAACGGCTTCGCACCCTTCTGTTACTTTGTTAGTAATTCCGACAACCTTGTGGTTTTCATATACCCTTTCAAACAGGGTCGGTATCTTCTTCATTCCGCTACCTCGTCTAAATCCATACGGCTTCCGCAGTTCGGACAGTAGTTTACATTATCGCCAAGTATTACCCAATCAGCGTTTTCAATGTTTCCACAAATAGAACATCTACAAGCAGGAAACCGACCCCTTTTGCCCTTATATTCCCACCGTCCGTGCCGCACTTCTGCTACATCGGCGGTCGGCATCTGTTCTAAAATGTCGTACAGTTCCGTAATTGGGATTGTGTTGGTCTTTGAATACGGATGGTATAACTTGTGTTTGTAAAACCAGTTTGCTACCCATTCCTTAACCGCTTCTGCATCTATGTACTTTGCCATTTAGTCCTCCTTGCACTCTATATCGTCCTCGAGCCTCCAGAGCAGCTCGCGGATGCTGGCCGTCTGCGTGCAGATCTTCGCCGCCCGCTTACACTCCCGCTCACCGTACGCTTCGCAGAACTCGTACCACTTAGGGTGCTGCCGCAGCTTCGCGTACGCTTCGTCCGGACTGTATCCTGTCTTGATGCTGCCGCCGTCCATCTTCAACCCCTTACGGATCTCCGACGGGTGCGGCTCGTTTTTCTGCTGCTTGAATGTGCGCTTGTACTCGGCGATCACTTCCACATACTGAAATGCGCCGAACACATCCGCCAGGTTGTCTATCGTCGTGGCTTCCTGCCGCGCGTCCGCGTCCTTGTAGTTCCTCGGGTATGTCGCCTTCAGCCACCCGTACAGGTTAGCTGCTTCCTGTCGTGTCATATATGCTTCCGCCTTTCTCCAGGATGTCCAGCAGACGGTTCACTTCCGCATCGTGCTCTTCCTGGCTCTCCTTCTTAGGCTCGTCGTACTGCTTCCATCTCCGGCATACCGCTCGCCAGTCCTTGATGGGCTTCCCGTTGATCTCCCAGCCTACGCTCTCGTAGTAGTCGAAGATGGCATCCGGATCCGCCCGAAGACCCTCCTCAGAGACGTAGGCGGAGATGTCCGCCCGCGTTGGTATATATACCGAAGGTATTTCTTTCTCTTCTCTATATTCTTCTTGTGGGTCCCGAAGCGTTCCCTCCGCGTTCCCCACGCGTTCCCTGCGTGCACCTTTTTGCGTTCCCTTGGTGTTCCCTGCATCCTGGTACATCGCATAATTTACAATGGTTAGAAGCGTTCCCTTGGTCGTGCTTTCTATGGTCACCATCTCGGCTGCTTCTAAGGTCCGTAAAAATGCATGTACCTTATGTTTGCTCCATTTCCAACGTTCCGCGAGTGCTTGCTTGCTGGTGACGATCTGTCCGCGCTTGATTTTCTGGAACGTAGACTTGTAGTACTTCGTCTTATCCGCATAATTCGCGAGGCCTATCAGATCCACCCAGGCTTGCGGCTTCGTAAAGGGTTCCGAGAGCCAGAAGGTGCTCGTCAGGAAGTCTCTCTCAATTTTAAAAAAACCGCTCATCAGATCCCCCTCTCCAGCAGGTAGTGGATCATGGCAGCAGCACGCTCAGGTGCGCAGAACAGGAAGGTCACTCCGTACCGCTCCTGCATGGTCTCCATCGCCTTGGCGAGCCGTTCCCCGGTGATGGCCTTCGGGCTGTCTATCAGCCGAGGGTTCACCCAGAGCCGGACACCACCCAGATCTCGGATGCCTTCGTCGTTTTCTACGAGGATGTAGAGATGGCAGCCGGCCTCCTGGGCCTTTATGAGCTCCCTGCGGAAGCGGTTATGCTCCGCCGAGGATCCTCCGATGTTCTGCGCTACCTCCTGCATGCTGGCTTTGGTGTCCACCGATACCGGCGGGACCGCCATGTAGTCGCCGAAGGGCAGGGCGCAGCGGATCAGCTTGTCGCCGTTGTCCTGCCACGCCTTGTGCTTCAGCTCATGCTTACCTGCCTGTTGTCTGCTGTCTTCTATAAGCCACATCAGAAGGGGAGGTCTTCTTCATTGACCTGCTCGAAGCCAGCGACAGGGCTGCCGGTAGATGGCATCTTGTCTTCCAGGCGTTTCAGCTCCGGCACGGTGAAGTCACCCTGGCCGATGGCCTGCCCGGATCTAACTGCTGCCACGTAGGTGCGCTGGCGGATCTCGCCGCGATCAGTGCGATACTCCTCGTAGCCGATGACCAGTCCGAGCCTCTGACCTACGAGCTGCTTCTCGTCGAAGGTCTTGCCCTTCAGCTGCTCGTTGAAGTCTGTCAGGTTGGTCTTGTCGACGGCTGCCATGTTGGCTTTGAAGTATTTCTTGTTGGCTTCCTTGTAGGACCAGTACATGCAGTGCGCGTACGGGTGGTCCTTGCCCCAGTCGTCGCTGTAGAAGCCCTTAAACTCGCCCGTGGCGATGTCGTAGACCACGCGGAGGTATTCCTTTGCGGGCACGTCCTCAACGGCCTTTATTTCGGCGATATAGCCGCCTGCAGGCAGTTTCTTGAAGTTGCCGCCGTTCGCGGCTTCTATGTTCTCGTAAGCTTTTCCAAAGGCTTTCATTTTCTCCTCCTATTTCAGCGTCAAATTGTTTCTGGTTTCGATGCTGCAGCCGGCGATCTCCTTGCCGGATGTCAGCGCGGCCTTGATGGCCGTCTTGTCCGGTTCTGTGGTGACCTTGGTCCTGACGTACTCTTCCGGAAGATCTGCGTCCGGCTCGATCAGGACTGCCGTGGACTTGCGCCAACCGATGATGCAGCGCGTTGTCTCGAACTTCGTGCCATTCAGGACTGCTGCCAGGTAGCGCTTCAGGCTCTCGGCCTTCTTCTCCGCGCTGGCTGCGCGGTCGGCCATCGTTTTCGCTTCGGCCTTCAGCTGCGCTGCGTCGCTCATGAGATTCTTCGCCCAGCAGGCGATGTTCTCGATCTTCTCGTCGCGCTCGACCTGCAGTGCTTCCATTTCGGCGTAGATGTCCTCGTTGATCTCGCCGGTCTCCGGATCCACGCACGCTTCCCATGCGTTCATGATTGCTTTGTTTATTTCGAATAGGTTCGCCATCTATTTGACCTCCTCCGCGTACTCCTTCGCATCTCGCAGCGAGTTCTTCGTCACGAGTTCCTTTTCGCCCTTCAGCACCACATAGACCGTGTGGTCCCAGGTCCCGATGCCGTTCGCGTGCGGGACGTGTCTCTTCCTGCTTTCGATGTACAGGTTGGTGTTCAGCCCGGCATAGATGATCGTCGAGCCTTCGGCGCTTACTGCCTTTCCGATTTTCATCCAGGTGATCATTTCTTCGCCTCCTTCAAGGGCTTCAGGCCCCAGTATTCCCTGATCAGCGTGTCCGCCGCCTTCAGGTCGTTCTCAATCTCAATCTCCGGGAACATTCCCTCCGGGCTCTTCGCCAGATCATAGCCGTCGCTGTTCGTCCTGAACAGGTGCTTGTCGCCCTTTACGACGCAGTGCAGCACTACCGTGCACATGCCCTCGATGCAGACCTTCTGGTCGAGGAGTTTGCCGATCGTGCGCAGCTTCGCGAAGCCGCTGTCGTCGGTATCGTCGTGCATGATCAGGTAGACCACCTTGTCCCGTGGCAGGTTCTTGATGTACTCGATGAGGTTCCAGACGGTGTCGCCGATCGTGCTATAGAGCTTGAACTGATCGCCGACGCTGTGGCCGCGCATCCACATGTTCGTCATGATGTAGCCGAAGTCGTCGATCACAGCTGCGTTGGTTGGCATCTTGGCCAGCCCTGCCATGATGGTTTGCAGATTGTCGCCGTCGGTGGTATACTTAAACTGTCCCTTAAAGGGCATCATCTTCCCGAGGATATTGACCAGGTAGATCTCATCCTCGGCGAAGTTCTTGAGAGAGCGGCTTTTCCCAGAGCCGCTTTTTCCGTACACAATTACTGGTACTGCCATTAGATTCTCCTTTCGTTTGTGCTTCTTCTAAACAGGCACGGGATCTTCGGCTCCCGGAGCCTGCAGCTTCCTGTTCCGGCAGGTACTTGGCCTGCCATCTTGAACGGCTGCCACGACTGAGCGTGCTGCCTGATCTTGATCCAGCGGCAAGGGGTCTTCATATATACAGCCTCCCGTTCGCGATAGTGTCGAATCCGTTGATCACCGCATAAAATCTCACGCCGTTCACCACAGTCGACATGGTTCTGAAGCTCGGATCTTCGTTGTACTCGAACTCTGTGTCATCCCCAAAATAATCGAGGAAGGTTTTCGGCAGCATGTGTACGGATGGGGTGGCATACTCAGGTGAGCCAATGGCGACCACGCCAGGCTTCTGCATGCACTGCTTCACCATCGCTGCTACGATAGACATCATGCCGATCTCGCTCTTTCTCTGTGCTTTCTCCATAGTTACCTCCTAAAACTCGCCAAGCTTCTCCTGGATCCGCGCCAGGAACTCGTTCTTGTCTACCAGCTCGCCCGTGTAGTAGCGGACCAGTATTTCGTGGACCTGGTCTGCAAACGCCAGCCCGTCTGGCATGTCGATGGCCTTCTGCAGCTCTTTGTAGCCGCTCACGATGGCTGGGTCCTCCGGCGTTTCCGTGAAGTCCATCAGATGCGCCTCTGGCGTCTCGATCTGAGTGACCCTTACAGGCCCGGGCGCTCCGGCCTTCTTGTACGCCTTGTATGCATCGCTGATGCTGCCGCCGTTGCGCTTCATTTCGTCCCGGCAGTCCGGGCAGTATTTCTGCACGTTGCTGGTTGGCACATAAGGCCGTCCGCAGATCTGGCAGGTTCTTCTCTTCTTTTCGCTCATGATTTCACCCCCAGCAGGATCCCTTGCACTATCAGAGCCGACTTCAGCTCCTTGAGGTTCATCGGGCAGTCCGTGAAGTCGCCTTCGTCGTCTGCTCCTACGAACAGGACAGGACCGACGACTTGGTCGTACAGCCAGAGGAAGTTTGGCTCCATTTCCTTCAGCTTGCCTTCCTCGTTACACAGCATCACCAGATCCGGCATGCCGTTTTCGCCTTTGCGCAGCGTTGCCGCTTCGATATAGCCTTCGACTGCTCCCTGGAGCCAATCCAGCTCGTTCGGGATCTTCACCTCTACGAGGTTCTTGCCTGGCCGCTTGTAATAGACCCTGATGGTTTCCTTCTTCATGCTGCACCTCCCATCCACATCGCGAAGATGTAGCCGATCAGCAGGCCCGTGGCCATGATGACGGCCAGAGCCGTCAAGTTACCCAGGCATTTACGCCAATTCCAGTGATATTTCTTCATTTTCGTCTCCTATTCTTCCGGGCAGCCATCTGTCAGCCACCGGATAAGTGCGTCTCGCATGATCAGGTAGCTCTCTCCCTTCGTTCTCGGAAGGATAGGGCAGCCTGGTCGGTTTAACAGCTTCGTGGCAGCCTTCTCGCTGATATGCAGCAGTGCGGCCACGTCGCGCAGGCCCAATAGTTCCATAGTTTCCTCCTTTGTCGCATAGACGCGACTTAATTGCTAAAAAAAATGGCCATGACGTCGCGCTGCTTCAGTCCAAGGCACTCAGAGATAGCCTGGGCTTCTGCGATTGTAAACTCGCATTTATCAGCTGCGAGGCGCCGATACAGCGTGCTGCGGTCCATTTCAGCGGCTTTTGCCACTTCTTCCATGCTGATCCGGGAGCCTTTGATCTTCTCCATCAGCAGATCCTTGTTGAGCATATTCCCTCCTTTCTAAAATCGCATATATGCGACCTCAAGACAAGATTACCACCAAGATGATGTGGTGTCAATAATATTTTTCGCATTTCTGCAACTTTTTTGTTGCCGTCCTGCGACCCTTGATTTATAATGGTTTTACCGAACGGAGGATAATGTCATGACAATAGGGGAACGTATCAAAATGAGACGCAAACAGCTCGGTCTGAGTGCTGATCAGGTTGCCGAGCGAGTAGGCGTCAACAGGGCGACAATATATCGTTACGAGAGCGATGAGATCAAGAGCATGGGAACAGAAACGCTGGTGCCGCTCGCTGCAGCACTGCGTACTACGCCAGCTTGGCTTCTTACAGGTGATGAGGATCCAGAGGAGCGTGACGATGATTTGATGGCAGCACTCGAAAAGGCCTTCAACAGCAGACCAGAAATGAGGATATTATTCTCGATCGCGAACGATGCCACCACAGAAGACGTGGAGAAGACCATCAAGATCCTCGAGGCTCTCAAGGGAGAATAAATGGACAGGAAGTCCGATAGAATTCAGCCGAGGTGAGGACAGTGGATGCAGTTATAATCCGACTAATAGATCTACCGCCGTCCGTCAAAGGGTGCACAGTAAAAGACGAGAACGACGACTACAACATCTACATAAATGCAAGATTATCCGAGGACGGGCGCGTGGAAGC